AGAAGGGTGGCCGCGCTGGCAAGGCTCTGGGTGGCATGCCCACGGCTGGCCTGCATGGCTCGACTGATCCCGCCGCCTTGATCAAGGCAGTGACCGGCCCGACCATGGGCTTCAAGAAGGGTGGCAAGATCAAGCGCGAAGAAGGCGGCAAGGTTGCCGACTACGACACCGGATCCCGCACGGGCGCTGGCGCCGTCACCACGACGCCCAGCAAGCCCACGCCGCCGCTTCCCCAGCGCCGCCCGCCTGAGCCTGACTACGACGAAGGTTCGCACACGGGCGCTGGCACTGTCACCAAGAGCCGCAAGGCTGGCGGCCGCTCTGCCCGCAAGTCTGGCGGCAACGTCAACTTCGGGCCGATGGAGATGCCCGCTGGCAAGAAGGGCATGAGCACTTCTGAGCAGGAAGCCCTTGAGAAGAAGCAGGATGCGGCGTCCAAGCCCACTCGTGGGAAGGCTGGCCACTATGCTGACGGTGGCCCTGCCCCCTACGGCATGACTGCTCCGGTGCCTCTGAACTCTCCCGCCAATCCCGTGGCTAAGAACGCCATGAACTTTGGCATGGGTGCCTCTGGATCTCCCTACAAGAAGGGCGGCATGGCCAAGTGGGAAGGTTCCGCTAAGGACGAGGCGCAGGACAAGAAGCTTGCCAAGAAGCATGGCATGTCCATGAAGGCGTGGGAAGCGTCCAAGATGGATGAGAAGCACGACAAGCAGGAATCCATGAAGGGCTTGAAACGTGGTGGTGAGGCCAAGAAGTGGATCTCTGAAGCCATTGGCAAGCCCGGCGCGCTTCACAAGTCGCTTGGTGTTCCTGCTGGTGAGAAAATCCCCGCGAAAAAGCTGGAGAAGGCTGAGGCGTCAAAGAACCCGAAGTTGGCCAAGCGTGCCCACCTCGCTGAGACACTCAAGCACATCAGCCGCGCCAACAAGTTTGGCGGCGGTGCACTGAGTGACGGCCCCAAGAAGGGCGGCAAGGGCAAGACCAACATCAACATCGTGATCAATCCCGGCGCCAAGCCGGACGCGATGGGTGGTGCGCCCGGCATGCCTCCCATGCCTCCCCGCCCCGCTGGCGGCATTCCCGTGCCCATGGGTATGCCCCCCGCTGGCGGCGCAGCCCCGATGGGAATGCCGATGCCAATGCCCTCGGCGCCCGCCCCCGGCGGCATGCCCCCCATGGGCCGCAAAGCTGGTGGCAAGGTCTACAAGTCCTACAAGGACATGGACGCCGGAGCCGGTTCGGGCCTCGGTCGCCTTGAGAAGACTGAGATCCAGAAGCGTAAAGCTTAAGGTTTTCGCGGCGAACTAATTGCCGCGAGAATGTGGGACGGCTGGTTTGACCCCCTCTACCAGCCGTCCCAATCACATCGAGGGGGAGCAAAGAGGGGTCTTATGCTTACGTTTAACACGCTCTTCGAGCGTGAATTGAAGAGATTGATCGAAGAAGCCATTGAACACCGGAAGGAAAACCTTTCCACCGGGTTGGCAACGATTGATTTCCCAACCTACAAGCACCAAGTAGGAATTATAACTGGTCTGCGCATGGCTCTTGAGCTATGCGTCGAGGCGACGACGATCTGTAGCCGCAATGAACGCGGCGGTAAGGAGGGGGACTATGTCTAACGTATCCGCACACCACAACATTACCATGAGCCACGAAGTTGACCCAAAGGATGCCCTGCTTAAAGAGCTGGGCGACATCTCCAAAATTGAGTTGATGAACACGCAAGTGCTCGTCGCCGTCTACATTCGCCCCGAGAAAACTAAGGGCGGCATCATCATGACGAACAAGTCACGCGACGAGGACCGATACCAGTCCAAGGTTGGCCTCATCCTGAAGACTGGCCCGTACGCATTTGTTGATGATAGCGGGAAATGGTTCTCCGGCCTTGACCTAACCGCCGGGGATTGGATCGTTTTCCGCCCCAGCGACGGGTGGAACGTCACGGTGAACGGCGTCCTGTGCCGCATGTTCGATGACACGGCCGTCCGCATGCGTATTCCGCACCCCGACAACGTCTACTGAGGAAAAACCCATGTCAGACACCGAAAACAAGGTTGAAGACGACAAAAACGACGAGATTGAAGTCGTAGAAGTCGAAAAAGAGCCAGAAGTCTCCAAAAAGGAGGCTATTGAGCCCCAAGAAGGCATCCAAGAGCTTAAAATGAAGCTCGAACAGGAGCGAGCGGCCCGTATTGAGGCCGAAAAGCAGGCACGAGCGGCCTATAGCTCTGTCGCCGAGGCTAAAAACGAGGTGCAGGACACCAACTTGCAGCTCGTGCGCAACGCCATCGACACGGTGAAGCGCAATAACGACATCCTCAAGTACAATTACTCCGAGGCCATGTCGGTCGGCGACTACACCAAGGCCGCCGAGATCCAAGAGAACATGGGCATGAACTCCGCCAAGCTCATGGAGCTGGAGCGGGGCCGTGCACACATGGAAACGGCACCCAAGATCGTCCCCGTGGAGCCGGTTCGCCGTTCCAACCCCGTGGAGGAGCTGGCGTCCCAGCTTTCCCCGCGCTCGGCGGATTGGGTGCGCCGCAATCCGAACTGCGTGACTGACCCGCGCATGTATCAAAAGATGATTGCAGCCCACAACATCGCCCTCGCCGACGGATACGAGCCCGACAGCGACGACTACTTCGGACAGATCGAGGACACGCTGAAGATCAGCAGGCGTGTCAACACGGACTATGACGACGACCCTACGTCGGGCGCCGCCAAGGTCACTCAGCGCCGCTCCGCGCCCCCTGCCGCCCCCGTCTCACGCGGTGGGACCGGGACGGGGTCGCGACCCAACGAAGTCCGCCTCACGCGGGAGGAAATTGACACCGCCCGCGACCTCGGGATGACCGAAAAGGACTACGCCCGCAACAAAATGCTCCTCAAGAAGGAGGGACGCCTGTAATGAACGCCAAGTTTCAACGAGTAATCGCCGAGAAATCAGCCATGTCCACAACCCCGGAGCGTCCACCCATGAGGCCTGAAATGCGTGAAGATGACCCGCGCGCCCGCGCCGCAGCCCGCGCAGCCCAGATCCGCGACCACATTGGCGGCGCAATGGACGAGGGGACGGATGAGTTTTACGTCCCCAAGAACCTCGTGCCGGACGGCTGGACCTACGAGTGGAAGCGCCACAAGATCTGGAATCAGGAAGACCCATCCTACACGGTGCAACTCCGCCGCGAGGGTTGGGATCCCGTTCCGCTTCACCGTGACGCCGACCACGAGGCCATGATGCCCTCGGGGTGGGAGGGCAACACCATCGAGCGCAAGGGCATGATTCTCATGGAGCGCCCGAAGGAAATCTCAGACGAGGTGCACCGCATCGACCAGCGCCGCGCCCGCGATCAGGTCCGCACGAAGGAGGCGCAGCTTGCCGGTACGCCCGACGGGACGCTGGACCGCGTCAAGCCGAGCATCAAGAAGAGCTTCGACATGCCGATCCCCGAGGATCTGTAGTCGGTATGCGGGCGTAACTCAGTGGTAGAGTGTCAGCCTTCCAAGCTGTTCGTCGCTGGTTCGAATCCAGTCGCCCGCTCCAATATCGTCTAAAGAAGGGGGCCTTCGTGGCCCCCTTTCCTTTTGTTGCAATTGTGTATATGATGCAATGTCAGGAACACAAGTTGTTCTCCCCTCCCCCGGTGTGGAGGGTTCAAATACCCCCGGCTTCCGATTCGCCCCGGTGCGCGATGACGAGCTTTCCCGTAAAAAGGAGAACCCGTCATGGCGAACACTGCCGCCTATAACGGTTTTCAACAGTATAGCGGAACCGGCTCTGCCCCGACCTATGAACAGGTTGCGGTTCAGATTGCCTACAACGCCTCGGCCATCTTCTACGGCGACCCCGTAAACCCCGACGCCAACGGCTACGTCGTTGTCGGCGTTACGACCGCCTCGTCTGGCAACACCCAGATCGCTGGCATCTTCGTCGGCTGCCAGTACCTTTCGGTGTCGCAGAAGCGCACCGTGTGGTCGAACTACTGGCCCGGCTCCGATGTCGCCTCGACCAATGTCGTGACCGGCTACATCATCAATGATCCCAACGCCAAGTTCGTCGCCCAGTTCGGCAACGTCAGCGTCGATCAGGGTTATGTGAACTCCAATGTTGGCTTCAACATCGGTTCAGGCAACACCGCCAACGGCATCTCGGGCGCCTATCTGGCCACCCTTGGCACCACCGACACCACGTTCCCCTTCAAGGTCGTTTCCCTCATCACTCAGCCCCCGGGCGTGAATGGTACGGATGCTGGCGCCTATCAGAAGGCTGTCGTGGCGTTTAACTTTGTCACCACCAAGGCGCTTCCGGGCACCTAACAGGAGTAGAAAGTCATGGCTGTCAATCTTTCTGCCATTAAAGACCTTCTGCTCCCCGGCCTCCGGGGCGTTGAAGGACAGTACGAGCAGATTCCTGCTCAGTACGACAAGATCTTCACCAAGCACGACTCCAAGATGGCGTTGGAGCGCACCGCTGAGATGCGCTTCCTCGGCTACGCCCAGCTCAAGACCGAAGGCGGCCAGACCGCGTTCGATAACGGCGCTGGCGAACGCTACGTCTACAATCAGGAGCACACGGAAATTGCCCTTGGGTATGCGATTACCCGCAAGGCGATTGACGACAACCTGTACAAGACCCAGTTTGCTCCGTCGAACCTTGGCCTCATTGAGTCCTTCCAGCAAACGAAGGAAATCTATGGCGCTAACTTGCTGAACACGGCGACGACTTATAACGCTTCTATCGGTGGTGACGGTGTGGCTCTTTGCTCCGCTTCGCATCCGATTGACGGTGGTACGGTTGCCAATACGCCTTCCACTCAGGTTGATCTGAACGAAGCTACCCTGCTGAACGCGATGATTGCGATCCGCACGAACTTCAAGGATCAGGCTGGCCTGAAGGTGTTCGCCCGTGGCCGCAAGCTCATTGTCCCCCCGCAGCTTGAGCCGGTTGCTATCCGACTCACCAAGACGGAACTCCGTCCGGGTACTGCGGACAATGACGTGAACGCTATTATGATGACGGCTGGTGGCCTTCCCGAAGGCTACATGGTCAACGACTTCTTGACCTCTGCCTATGCTTGGTTCTTGCTGACCAACATCGACGGCCTGTCGTACATGGAGCGCGTGAAGTTTGAATCCGATATGCAAGTTGATTTTGTCACTGACAATCTTCTTGTTAAGGGTTATGAGCGTTACAGCTTCGGTTACTATAACTGGCGTTCCATCTTCGGCTCCTTCCCCACCTCTTAAGAACGGAGACTGTAGATGTCTGTTAGCGCATTCTCCGGCCCCGTAGTTTCTTTTGGGCAAGGTCAGTTTCCTGACTATAACCCAGAGGCGGGCACGTCTCTCTTCTTCAACGGTGCGGGGATTCTTGATCCCCGTACCCCCTTCACTTATCAGCCCGGTCAAGATTTTGGTGCTACTACGGCTGGATTTTTGGGTTCGTCCAATATCCAGACGTTGAACTATCAGCCCTACGCTCTCAGCACTTCCGCCATTGCGGCTGCTGCGAACGTGGTGTCTGGCACTGCGATGACCTTGGTTTCGTCCAATTCCACCACCACTGGTGTGGCAGTTAGTCAATATACGGTTAACTACAACACCGGTCTTCTGGTTAGTGGTCTTCTGATGCTTGATGGTCTTGCGTCCTTCACGGGCGTTGTGGCTTCCGGCGTTCTGACTGCTTCCAGCGTGACTGGAACTATCATTGTCGGAATGACCATTTCCGGCACGGGCGTTACCGCTGGCACGACGATCACTGCCCAGTTGACTGGCCCCACTGGTGGCGCTGGAACGTATTCGGTTGTTGGTTCAACGACTGTTTCGTCCACCACCATCACGGGCGTGACTTCTAGCTCCACCAATGGCAATGCCTCCCTTCGTCTTCCGATGGGTCAAGCTGGCACTATTGAAATGTGGAACCCGCAGGCGCTTTGCGCCCGCGCAGTTAGTGTCACGGGCGCGGCTTCGGCTTCTGGTTCGGTTAGCTTCTTGGTTTCGGGCTACGACATTTATGGCGTCCCGATGTCTGAACTGATCGGCCCTGTGGCTGCCAGCACTACTGTCAGCGGCAAGAAGGCGTTCAAGTACATCGCTTCGGTTGTCCCGAATGCGACTGACGCCATCAACTACTCCGTTGGTACGCTTGACACATTTGGCTTCCCGATCCGCTCTGATTTCTTTGGTGATGTGGTTCTTAACTACAATGCCACGGGCATTACGGCTTCGACCGGATACACCGCTGCGGTGACTACTTCGCCCGCCACCACAACGACTGGTGACGTTCGCGGTACTTATGCGGTTCAATCGGTTGCGGACAAGACCAAGCGCCTGTTCTTCTACCAAAACTCCCCTGTGACGAACGTCGGTTCTATTGCCGGTCTGTTCGGCGTAACGCAAGCCTAAAGGAGGCTCTTATGAAGAGTCGTAAAATGCGTAAGGACGGTGGGTCCATGAAGGGTGTCAATGACGCCGCGAAGGATCTTGCCGATAAGCCGGAGCGCCGCAACATTGCGCCTAAGATTTTCGGTGAAGCCGAAGCTCGCAAGCGTGGTGGCAAGACGATGGGCAAGGTTGACGGCGAGTCCGCCATGCACCATGCGGGCCGCAAGCCCCGCAAGTCCGGTGGCCGCACTGGTTCTAACATGAGCCCGCTTTCGTCTGCCGCCAAGGGCTCTCCTGCCCCCGGTCGCGATGTTTCGGGTAGCATTGTAGAGTAAATAGGACGAAAGTTCTGGTCAGTAGTTAGCGGGGGCCTAGTGCCCCCGTTTTTCTAGGAGACATAGATGTCTGGTGCTTGGACTAGAAAAGAAGGCAAGTCTGCCTCTGGTGGCCTAAATGACAAGGGCCGCGCCTCTTTGAAGGCAGAAGGCCATGATATTAAGCGCCCACAGCCAGAAGGTGGTGATAGGCGTGTTAATTTTCGCGCCCGAATGTGCGGAATGAAGGAAAAACTGACATCTGCAAAAACAGCACATGACCCCAATAGCCGAATCAATCTTGCCCTTAAGAAGTGGAACGTAAAATGTTAAAAGATCGTCCTTTTTGGGAGAAAGATGCGCCAAAAGATGCTAAGGTAAAACATCTTGATCGGCAGCAAATTCAGTCTGCCAAGGCTAAGGCTCGCGCCGCAGGGCGTCCTTGGCCTAACTTGGTTGACAATGCAGCCGCTGCACGCGCTGGCAAGAGGAGCTAAAAATGGCCGCTTTTACATCTACTGGCGCTGTCAGCCAATCCATTACCCGTGTGGGAATGCATGAGCCGTTTGAATTGCAAGTTGCCCGCGATCAAATCGCATTTCATGCGGAACAAAACATATTTGCCAACGGAACAACTGCTGCAACTGCTGGCTTGTTCCGTACTGTTTGGGAAAACATGGGAACCACTGAATATGTGTTTCCCGGCTCTGCTTTGACCATGCAACTTGTAAGTTCTGCGGCTGGCGATACTGCATCAATCACGATTTTTGGACTTGACGCTAATTATGCGGTCATTTCTGAAACACTATCATTGAACGGCACAACTAACGTCCCTACAACCAAACAATATTTTCGCATCAATAACATTTTTGTTTCCAGCGGTAGCCCGACAAATCCTGTTGGCGTTATTACGCTTTCCAATGGTGGCGTAGTTTATGCCCAAATAAATACGGCTGTTTATAACGCTACTACATCAAGCATTGGTCAGTCTCAGATGGCTGTCTTTACTGTTCCGGCTGGTTACACGTTTTATGGTCAAAGGTATGGCGCTTATTCTTCATTCAATGGGAATACTGCTAACTACACCACATATCGCGCTATTACAAATTCGCCAGCCGGTGTGCAGAAGATCATTGTGCAGACGCCTTTCAATACCACTTATGAAGTAATGCGTCACTTCCCGCTGCCCTATGTTGAAAAAACCGATCTTCGTTGGCAAATTGCTTCAAGTGCGGCCACCGCCGCAGTCGTCAGCGTTAATATTGGTGGTGTTCTTATTAAGAATGATGGCTCACTGTAAGGTAGTCTGACATGGCAACCACCGGGACTTTCAACTTCAACCCATCCCTTGGTGAGTTGACTCTATATGCTTTTAATCTGTGCGGTGTTCGTAATACCGCCATTTTGCAAGAGCATCTTGAGAGCGCCCGCATGGCAGCTAATATGCTGTGTGCCCGGTGGTCTAACCAAGGGGTTAACCTTTGGAATGTCGATCTTGTGACCGTGCCTCTGGTAACAGGCCAAAGTAGCTACAGCGTACAAGCAAACACTGTGGTTATTTTGGATGCCTACCTAACCAGTGACGCATCCGGCGCGAACATCGACAGAATTATTCTTCCAATCAGCCGCACGGAATATGCCAGCTATCCTAATAAGGAACAGCAGGGTTTCCCCACGGTGTTTTGGTTTGATCGCTTGTTGCAGCCTACTGTTACAATTTGGCCTGTTCCTAATACTGATAATGGGCCGCAATATCTAAAGTATTACCGTGTTGTGCAATTGCAGGATTCCGCCCTGTCCAACGGGACAACTGTAGATGTCCCATACTTATGGCTAGAGGCATTTGCTTATGGACTTGCTTATCGGCTTGCTCAAATATGGTCTCCTGCAATGGCTCAGACTATTAAGCCGATGGCAGATGAATCGTATCAGATCGCAGCCGACCAAAACGTGGAAACGGCGCAGCAGTATATCTCACCTATGATTTCTGGATATTTCCGATAAGGGGGAGCTATGGGATACGCTTCCAAATCGGGCCGCGCAAAAACAGATGCTAGAAATCCAAGAGCTTTTGGTATCTGTGATAGGTGTTCCCTATGGTACAATCATGTTGATCTTAAATGGCAATTTGATTGGGCTGGTGCATCCCTGATTAACAAGCGTATTTTGGTTTGTGATACGTGTTACGATACCCCGCAAGAGCAACTTCGCGCTATTATTATACCGGCTGATCCTGTGCCGATTGTGAACCCCCGTGTTGAGCCTTATGCTTGGGATGAGATTGATCGTCGTCAGGTATCTGGGTATAACGCAAAAGATCCGGCAACTGGTATCCCGATCCAACAAGGTGACACCCGTGTTACCACTGTTGATGGTACGGTGCCTGATAAGACCCGTGTTACCCAGCAAACTGGTGAAGCCCCCGGCGGAACCAACCAGAAGCCGGGCACCGATCCTAATGCAGTTACTTACCGCAATATCATCACCGTTGCCGATAATGGCTCCGGTTTGATCCGAATCACTGTTACGGTTACTTCTGGATTTATTACCAACCAACGTGTTATAATCGGCGATGTTAATGGCGTCCCCGCCAACGGAAGGTGGGTCATTACTGTGGTGAATGCGACCCAGTTTGACCTTAATGATTCTGTATATTCGGGGGTATATACCACTGGTGGGTATGTTATTAATGATCCAAGCTTGCCCTACGGCTTTGATGAAGTGCCCAAGACAGGACCCCTCTGATGCCTAAATACGCTAGTAATATACAGATACCCAATCTAGGGGCAGCTATATCGCTTTCGGGCACTGAGCAAGTTGAAATTGTTCAGGCTGGAACTTCCGTTCGATGCACTACGCAGCAAATTGCCAATCTTGCTACTTTGACAGTAGCGCAGAATGTTACTACGGCGCAAAAAAACGCTCTTAGCGCCGGGTCTGGGCGCATCGTTTTTGATACAACTCTTGGCAAGTTATGTGTTTACACAGGTTCTGCTTGGCAGACCATAACTTCGGTGTAATGCAGTGGCAAATGCACAAATTCCAAACCTTCCAGCGGCAACCTCCCTTAGCGGGGCGGAACAGCTGGAAGTTGTGCAAGCCGGAACTTCAAAACGCACCACAACAGGCGCAATCGCAGGGTTAGTACCGGGACCTACCGGTCCTTCTGGTGGGTTTGGTCCTACAGGCCCCGCCGGAAACACGGGGCCTACCGGAAGTACGGGGCCTACGGGTGCTGCATCAACGGTAACTGGCCCGACTGGATCTACTGGAGCAACAGGCCCAACTGGTCCAACTGGCGCTAATTCAACAATTGCAGGGCCTACTGGACCCACTGGAAGCACTGGCCCGACCGGCCCAAATTCAACAGTTGCTGGTCCTACTGGGCCTACTGGGCCACAAGGCCCATTGGGGTCTACGGGGCCTACCGGTTCCACTGGCCCGACATCAACTGTACCCGGCCCAACCGGCCCCACTGGTCAGCAGGGTTTACAAGGCATTGCTGGGCCCACCGGCACTACCGGTCCCACCGGCCCGCAAGGGACCATCGGCCCTACGGGCGTATCGGGGCCAACCGGGCCTACGGGAGTGCAAGGCGCGACCGGCCCTACAGGCCCCACCGGTGCAAATTCCACTGTGGCCGGTCCCACAGGCCCTACCGGTTCAGCGGGAACGCAGGGCGCTACCGGTCCTACTGGCCCAACCGGGGCCGCATCTACTGTTGTAGGCCCAACTGGGCCAACCGGCTCCACTGGTCCAACGGGCGCGGCATCCACAGTTGCTGGACCCACCGGACCGACCGGCGCTACTGGTTCGGCATCTACAGTTGCGGGTCCTACGGGGCCAACTGGCCCTACCGGAACAGCTGGAACATCGTCCAATTTATTCCTTTATGTTGCTAATACCACATCTACTACGGGCTATCCGGGTGATGGGTTTTTGCTTTGGAATAATGCTACACAAATAAGCGCCACTAGTATCAACATCAGCCATTTAACCTCCAATGGGCTTGATATTGATATTTATTTAGCTCTGATCACTAAAACAGAAACCATTACAATTCAAAGCCGCACGAATAGTGCTGATTATCAAACATGGACTATTAGCAACACACCAACCAATGTGAACCCCGGTGCGGCTAATAGTTATTGGTCATACCCCGTTTCGTTAACAGCATCCGGGGGCGTTGGAACAACTGGATTTGCCAATAACGCAAATTTGTTTGTTGCGTTAGTTAATGGAACAACGGGACCTACTGGTGCTACCGGACCAACGGGGCCAACTGGTGCCGCATCAACGGTTGCAGGCCCTACGGGTCCAACCGGCCCAACTGGCGCGGCATCAACCGTAGCTGGCCCAACTGGGCCGACCGGGGCTGCCTCCACTGTAGCTGGCCCTACCGGTCCAACTGGCCCTACGGGCGCAGCATCTACGGTTGCAGGCCCGACAGGCCCTACGGGAGCCGCGGGTTCAGCAGGAAGCGCGGGGCCAACTGGGCCTACGGGAACAGCTGGTACGGCGGGCGCTACGGGGCCGACAGGACCCACCGGAATTGGTTATGCGGGGTTAACTAGCAGCACATCAGCACTGGTCAGTGTAGGTTCATTGACGTTTACAACTAACCTAGCAAGCACCGCAACGGCTTTTGCAGTTGGCCAACGTGTTCGCATTGCCTACACAGTAACTCCAACCAATTACGTTGAAGGCATTATCACTGCATTTAGCGGGACTTCCCTTACCATCACTTCGGATGCTACGGGTGGCTCAGGTACATACACTTCATGGAATATTTCGGCTGCGGGCAATGTCGGGGCAACCGGCCCTACCGGCCCGACCGGTGCGGCGTCCAGTGTTGCTGGTCCTACCGGCCCGACTGGCGCGGCATCTTCGGTCGCAGGCCCCACTGGTCCAACTGGAGCGGCATCTAGTGTTGCTGGCCCGACTGGGCCTACTGGTCCAAGTGGCACAGGCCCCACTGGGCCGACTGGATCAATTTACCCCACTGGTGGGTCTCCTGACCGTATTTTCTATGAAAATCAACAAACCATCAGTGCTAATTATACAATAACAACTAGCTATAATGCTGGTACATTTGGACCAGTTACGATAAATTCAGGCGTCACTGTTACGGTTCCATCTGGAAGTACGTGGACGGTTATCTGATTCTGCTATCAAGGGGGATAAGCAGTGAAAAACAAATTGAAGATTTGCGTCTATGCTATCAGTAAAAATGAAGCACATTTCATAAAACGGTTTTGTGATTCGGCTAAAGAAGCTAATCTGATATTAATCGCAGATACGGGGTCTACAGATGGTCTTCCAGAAGAAGCTGCACGTTGTGGAGCAACTGTGCATAGCATTAGCATTAGCCCTTGGCGATTTGACTTGGCGCGCAATGCTGCTTTGGCACTTGTCCCGCCAGACATGGATGTCTGTATCAGCTTGGATATTGACGAAGTTCTTCAACCGGGATGGCGGGAGGAAATAGAACGTGTCTGGATCAAAGGGGAGACCACCCGGCTCCGTTATATGTTTGACTGGGGCTGCGGAATTGCGTTCTACTACGAAAAAATCCACGCCCGTAACGGATATTTCTGGCACCATCCCTGCCACGAATATCCTGTGCCTGATGGGCGCATTACGGAAGTCTGGGCGCAAACCGACATGTTGCTTGCAGTCCACAAACCAGACCCGACCAAAAGCCGGGGACAATACATGGATCTTTTGGAGCTTTCCGTAAAGGAAGATCCACAATGTCCCCGTAATGCTTTCTACTACGCTCGCGAACTCAGCTTTCATTCCCGATGGGAGGAAGCTATTGTGGCTTGTAACAACTACTTAAAACTTCCTCGCGCTACATGGCAAAATGAGCGGTGCTATGCCTACCGGGTTATGGGCCGATGCTATAATGAAATTGGACAGCCTTGGGAGGCTGAAAAGGCTTTTCAAATGGCTGCGTCAGAAGCCCCCAATACAAGGGAGCCTTGGTGCGAACTTGCTATGCTTATGTATTATCAATCCCGTTGGGAAGAGTGTTTTGCTTACTCTATGAAAACATTGAAGATTACAGATAGGGATAAGGTTTATACGTGTGATCCAGAGGTTTGGGGATATAAAGCTCATGATTTGGCAAGTATATCCGCCTACCATCTTGGCCTTTTAAATGTTTCTTTAGAACAAGCAAAAAAAGCATCAGAAATGGCCCCTGACGATCTTCGTCTTTCTGGGAATGTAGTGTATATTCAAGACAAGATTGCTAGTGTTTAGGTAGGCTATAATGGACCCGCAAATGTTGTTCAACCTTGCTGCCGGTCTGGTTGTTGCGGGTATTGGCTGGTTTGCGCGCCAAATTTGGGATTCGGTCCAAAAATTGCAGATAGACCTTCATGCTTTGGAGGTAGACCTACCAAAAACATATGTTAGCAAAACAGAATATGGGGAAGATTTTAAGGAAATTAAAGAAATATGCCGACAAATCTTTGAAAAGATAAGCAGCCTAGAGCAACGTAAAGCCGACAGATGAGGAAAATATCATGATAGTAAGCAATGCAGCGATTGATCTCATCAAGCAATTTGAGGGTTGCCGCCTTGAGGCTTATCCAGACCCCGGCACGGGCGGGGCTCCGTGGACCATTGGATATGGGCACACCAAGGGGGTTTCGCGTGGG